TGAGCGCAAGGCAGTTTATAAGCGTGACCGACGTCGATGCGGCTTTCGGCAGGCACCTTCGATCCGAACAATATGGTTTCGCGCCGAAGGTCCTTTCGGTGGACCCGGCATGGGAAGGCGATGACGAACTGGTGATAGGACTTAGGCAGGGGCTTGCCTTCAAGATTCTCAGGGTCATTGCCAAAAACGATAACGACATCCAGGTCGCAAACATCGTTGCAAACCTGGAGGATTCCGAGCATGCGGATGCCGTCTTCATCGATGCGGGCTACGGGACCGGGATTGTATCGGCCGGCAGAACACTCGGCCGCAACTGGCAGCTCGTATGGTTTTCCGGAGACTCATCCGATGCAGGCTGTTTGAACAAACGGGCCGAGATGTGGAAGCTCATGCGCGATTGGCTGAAATCGGGCGGGGCGATCCCTGCGGATACCGACCTCTATAACGATCTGATCGGCCCCGAGACGGTGGGCAGGGCCGACGGGAAGATCCAGCTCGAAGCCAAGGCGGACATGAAAAAGCGGGGACTCAAAAGCCCGAACAGGGCCGATTGCCTTGCGATCAGCTTCGCGTATCCCGTATCGGCGAAATCGCGGTTGCAGCGGCCGGTGTTTGCAGCAACCGAATACGACCCGCTTGTCGGGGCGCAGGCGAGCGCGAGGCCGCAGATCCGGACGGATTACGATCCTTTCTAGGGCGAGGAGAATGGGCATGGGACAAGCAATGGGCATGGGACAGGCAAATGAATTGCTGATCATGGAGGGCGCGCGGCTAAAAGGCCAAATCGAAGCCGCGCAGGCCCAACTCCGAAAAATAAATCTGGAGCTTGGCGCAAGGGCCGAGTTTAGAGACGGCAAGCAGACCGCGTGTCTATTCGGGGCGGGCTACAGGGTAAAGATAAGCTTGCGCGAAAATGTATCCTGGGACCAGGAAAAGCTGCTCAAACTGGCCGAGTTCCTTCCGAAGGGTAAATTCAACGAGCTGTTCAAAGTAGTGTACGAGCCGACCTCGAAAAAGACCGTCGACGGGTTTATAGCTCACGGAGATCCGGATCTGGCCGCTGGAGTGAAATGGTGCATGACGGTAAAGCCGGCGGCGCCCCAGGTCGCATACGAGCGGATGGAGTCGTGAATGTGCACCGCGAACCAGCAGTCGCAGCAGATGCAACAAGCCGGGGTCCCTGCGGATCTGCAGCAGCAGATGAGCCCGCAAAGTGTCGGCAATGCGCTGGTGAGTGCTGTTACCAAACCCAAAAGAGGTAAATGATATGTGCTTTTCATCTCCATCTGTGCCGTCTGTTCCCCCGCCTGCCCCGCCGCCTCCCGCTTTGCCGGATTCGGGTGTGCAGAATGCGGGACAAAATCAGCGAAACCTTGCGGCCATGGCCTACGGAGCGTCTCAGACTATTCTGACGGGACCTCAGGGATTGACACAGCCTGCGAATACGACGGCGTCGGGTAAGACGCTCTTGGGGGGATAAAGCAGACCTCCCGGGTTGGTGGCATAGGCAAAGGCAGGTCACGAAGCGCACGAAGTAGGCACGAAGGGCACGAAGCGGCAAGGTCGGGTTTAAGACAAAAATTCTATTGGGATACATTTAATGACTGCACCGATAATCCATTTCCCCGGCATCCGCGCCAATCCGAACGAGCTGACGAAGCTTCGTCAGTACGTCGACCGCCGGCTTGTTTCCATGAGGTCCGACCGCTGGTCGTACTGGCAGCATTGGAGGCAGTTGTCCGATTTCGTTTTGCCGAGGCGCGGCAGGTACCTTCAGACCCCGAACCAGGCAACGAGGGGAGACCAGGTCGGAACGAGGATCATCAATGAGACCCCGACTTTGGCTGCAAGGACGTTGGCCGCAGGGCTCATGGCAGGCCTTACTTCCCCCGCTCGGCCGTGGTTTCGGCTGTCTATTCGGGACATGGACGTATCCGACAATACCCCGGTAAGGTTGTGGCTCGACGAGGTGACCAAGCGGCTGCTGACGGTGCTCTCCCAGAGCAACGCCTACAATGCCCTGCATGTCATCTACGAGGAACTGGGGGTATTCGGCACGGGCTGCGTGCTGATCGAAGAGGACTTCGAGGACGTCATCAGGTGTCAGACCCTTACCGCGGGGGAATATTACCTCGGGTCGAGCGGAAGAAACCAAATCGATACGCTGTACAGGGAATACGTCCTGACGGTCGCCCAGATCGTCGACCGGTTCGGTTTGGAGGCATGCTCTCCCACCGTGCGCTCACTGTATGAATCGAGGCTTCACGACCGGGAAATAAACATCTGCCAGGCGATAGAGCCCAACGACGACCGGTCGCCGCAGGTACCGGGCCTGAAAGGCCGCAAGTTCCGGTCCCTGGTCTGGGAGTGGGGACAAAACCCCGTCCTGGTACTGGAATTGAGGGGATATCACGAGCAGCCGTTTTGCGCCCCGAGATGGCATGTCATCGGCAACGATTCTTACGGAAGATCTCCCGCCATGGAGTGTCTGGGCACATGCAAGATGCTCCAGACCCTTGAGAAAAGGACCGCGCAGGCAATCGACAAGGTCCTCAATCCTCCGATGGTTGCCGACGTTTCGATGAAAAACGAACCCGCAAGCCTTCTTCCGGGAGGGGTTACCTACGTTGCAAACCTCGCCCAAAGCGGATTCAAGCCGGCCTATGAAGTCCCGCCGGACATCCGGGGGGCCGAGGAAAAGATTGCAAAGGCCGAAGAGAGGATCAAATCCACCTTCTTTGCGGATCTCTTCCTCATGATAAGCCAGCTTGACACCGTGAGGACCGCAACCGAGATCATCGAACGAAAACAGGAAAAAATGCTGATGCTCGGACCGTTTCTGGAAAGGTCCCAGTTCGAACTGATCAATCCGTTTATCGAGCGCATCTTCGCGATGATGTATCGCGCGAGGCTCATTCCGCCTCCGCCCCGGGAGATAAGAGGAAGGGCCTTCGATATCGAGTGCGTCTCAACACTCGCCGATGCGCAAAAATCAACGGCGACGACGGGAATTGAACGGCTGGTCGCTTTCGTTGGAAATCTCGCGGCCGCAAAACCCGAGGCCCTGGATAATGTGGATTTCGACGAGGCGGTGCGAGAGTACGCGGACCTGATAGGCGTGACGCAGAAGCTGATTGTGGCCCAGCAGGAACGCGACAAGGTTCGTCAGCAGCGAAACCAGCAGGCGCAGCAACAGCAGGCAATGCAGATGAGCATGGCGGCGGCACAGGGGGCCAAGACACTGAGCGATACCCAAGTCGGAGGCGGGCAGAACGCGATTGAGAAAATGCTCGGGGGATTGCCCGGGGGCCAGCAGGCGGGAGCATAGGTGGTCTCGGCCCGCCCGCCACAGCGGGCCTGAAAGGGGATAGGGGATGATAAGATTTCAGCAGGCGGTAGACCAAAACGGAGTGCCGGTAGTCGGGGCGATACCCTTCAGCGACACCATCGGAGCGCTGGTTTTCACGGGCGCAGGCGCACAGAGCTTCACGATCCCGCCCGGGGCGAACCTCGTTTACATCGGATGGAGCGCCGGCAATATCTACTTGCTCATGGACGGCGCGGCGGCAGTTCCTGCGGCTAACGCATCCAGCGGAGCATCGGAGATAAACCCGAGCCCGTTCCGGTGGCTCTACGGACATACGACTATCGGGATCGCGGCGGATTCTGCTTGTGTGGTGACCCTGAGTTTTTGGAGCTGAGATGAAAAGATCACTTTTGGCATTAATCGCGGTCTTGCTGTGTGTTTCAGCGGCGTCGGGTCAATACGGGGGTAATGGGAGCCATTCGAGTTCGACATCCATGAACCTGACCGGCAGGGGGCCGCTGACGGTTGATGCAGTAAATGTGGGGGCTACGTTGCAATACACGGTCGCCTCCGCGCAAAACAGCGGCACGTCGATAACGATAGACCCGACCACGGCGCGTGAGTTCCCGATCACTATGACCGGCAACTGCACGATGACGGTCACCCTGAGCAATATTCCGGCGAACAAGGTCTATTATGCGACGCTCGCCATGACTCAAGGCTCCGGCCCTTATACGATGACCATTTCCGGTGCAAAACAGTCAGGAGCTACGGCCCCGGCCTTGTCAACTACAAATGGAACGGTTGATTACTGGACCATTAGGTGCACTTTCAGTCGGGTTGATGTGATTCCATCCGCCACGGATATGAGGTAGAGCTATGAAAAAATATTTTGCGATCACAGTCGCCATATTGATCTTGGGCATGGAGGCTGCCGCCTCCGCTCAGGTTACGTTTCTGACTGACACGTTCAACGATACAAATGGCACGCTCCTTAAAAATCATACTTCCGATTCAGGTTCGACCTGGGCCGATGCTGGCGGGACTTATAATCATGATATAACAATATATAACAGCGGCGGCGGTA